CTACGTTGTGGCTTTTAAGGAGTGGTCAACGGAGTTTTTCTACAACGTTGGCAATGCTACAGGATCGCCGCTGTCGCCGGTACTAAGTGCATTCACTCTGACCGGATGCGCCAACGGAGATTCGGTAGCGTATCTTGATGAAACTGTGCTTTGGGTATCGAAGGCGCGACAGCAAGGGCCAGGCGTTTATCGGATGCGCGAACTACAGCAAGAAAAGGTCAGCACGCCGGACGTTGATCGGATCCTTGCCGCTGACGGGGTATCAGATGTCTATGCTTACGGCGTGCGAATCGCCGGGCATTCGTTCTATGTTCTCGGGCTGCGGACGATCGGCATAACTATCGTTTATGACGCCACAAATGGCACATGGGCGGAATGGACCAGCCTGACGCTGCAGACTCCATCATCCTGCACGATCACTCAGACGGCAGGGGTTGCGACGGTGACGCAAGCATCGCACGGATATGCAGATTGCGACCCTGTTCTGATTGCCGGGGCAGCCCAGTCTGCATACAACGGTATCAAGCAGATCACGTATATCAGCGCGAACAGCTACTCTTTTCCGGTTGCATCGGCGACCGTTTCGCCGGCGACTGGCACGATCACCGCAGCAGGGTACGACGAGACCTATTTCAAGTATTCTCGCTACGTCAATGCAGCAGGTCGCGACTTGGTATTGCACGAGGATACCGGCGAGCTTTGCGAAATCAGCGACACGTCATCGGATGACGACGGTGCACCGATCAAGCTGAAGATCAGGACACCGAAATTTGACGATGGGAATGAGGACTGGAAAACTATCGGTCAGCTTCGCGTTATTGGAATGAAACAGGGAAGCTCTGCCATGATCCGCTGGTCTGATGACGATTACCAGACATATAGCAAGGGGCGCCCTGTTGATCTGTCTGCAGCACAGGCGCGGCTGCGCAGATGTGGTAAATTCAGAAGACGGGCATTTGAGCTGATCCACATTGGATCGTTGCCCGTGCAGGTCTCGGCTTTTGAGATTGAGTGATGGAGCAAAGGGAATAAAATGGCATTCATGAACAGTCTATCGAGTGCTGGGCCTGCCGCAGAACTACAACGGCAGCAGGAAGCTGAAATTGCCCGCATGGGCGATCCGTTGCGTGGCACGCCGGGAGCTTCGGAATGGGCAAGAAATGCCGGGTTTAAGCTGTCTTATGACGGCTCATACAAAAGAATTACCAATGTCGGCGGATCGCAGCAAATTGAATCTATGTCGCCTGACCAAATCCAGCGCGACTATATGTCACGACAATATCTGCAACAGGCATCTGCATTACCGCAAGGCTCGCCTGATTACCTGTCGCAGATCATGCCAATGCTTAACCAGCAGCGTGCAGAACAAGCGCAGCAGCGCGCAGCACAAGCGCAAGGAGGGGCAAGTTCAGGGCAGTACTCGAATCCGTATGAACAGCGACTTGCAGCTTTAGTCAATAACCCGGATGCAATCGAAAACACAAACGCCTACAAGTTTCGGTTCAATCAGGGACAGCAAGCGCTTGAGCGGTCGGCTGCGGCAAAAGGCATGCTGAATTCAGGGAATACGCTTGCTGAACTGGCTCGCTACGGGCAAGGTATGGCGTCTGACGAGTACGGTAAGGAGTTTGAAAGATTGAACTCTGCGACAGGACAGCGCAATCAATATAACCTGGGGTTAATGAATGTCGCAAATCAAGAATATGGATTGCGCAACCAAGAATATGGATTGCGCATCCAACAAGATGAAAACAACGCCGGAATAGCACTGAAGGCTCTAATGGGGGCTGATGAGATGTACAACCAACGCAAGAAACTAGCGCTTGATGCTGCAACATCTGGCGGAATTCTCAAAACTGGCGACCAAAAAAGATACACGGCAACCTGGTAGGAGTCCGACATGGCAACAATCGCAGAGCTACTCCAGATGGGATACGATCCGCAGCGGATGGCGCAGGGCAGAATTGGCGGGCCGCAGTATCAAAGCGGTCCGCAGTACGGGCTTTCTGATGCAGATCTTATGCAGATTGGATACGATCCAAATCGCGTGTCACAGGGCGATGTTCGTGGCCTTCCGCAGCCTTCTGCTGAGTCGTCGGTCGCTGATCAGCAATTAATGCGCCAGCCGGCTCCGCAGGAATTTGCGCAAATCCAGCAGCAGGCACAGCAGCCAAAACTGCGCGACCTCAGCCAGATTCGCAACTTGCCGCCGAATATGCCGTCCCAACAGAATTCCGCGAACCCTATCGACAATCCTCGCGTTGAGGTGCCATCAGGGACAGGAATGATCCGCAACAATCGAACTGGAGCGACGTACAGTCTAAACACCGGAGCACCGCAGGCAAACGACGTTGCACTCGACTACTCTAGGCCAATCGAAATATACGGACAGGGCAAAGGCTATGCAATCAAAGGACAGCCTCTAGCTGCAATGATTGATGGTCGGAGAGTCGATTATGGTGTCGATCGCGCTGCGACGAACGCGGAGCAGGATCGGCAGCTTGCGATTGCCGACAAGCAAGCAACCATTGGGCAAAAACTCGCTGCGACAGAAAAAATGACGCAAGGCATGGCTGCTGCTCCGAAGGAGAGCCCGCGCGAACTGGCTGCTTACAAATTCGGACTCAAGCAACTTGAGCGAGATGAAAAAGAGATCGAACAGGCCGCAGCCATCGAGAATGCAGCGAAACGTTGGCAGCAGTTGAATCAAAACGTTGAGACTGGGCGCTTCATGGGAATGATGCCTGCAATCGGCAGCCCTGAACGGCAAGAGCTTCAGCAGATCCAGAATTTCATGACGCTCAACAACTTTAAGCCTGGCCAAGGAGCAATCAGCAATGTAGAACGAGAGTACATGAAGGGCGCAGGTCCATCGCTGATGAACGATCGACAGACGAACGACAACATCACGCAAATCATGATCGGCGCGGCGCAAAACGCGCGCGATCGGGCGATTTTCAGGCAGACGTGGCTTGAGAACAATCGCAATCTGTCCGGTGCCGATGCCGCGTGGCAAAAGTATGTCGATTCAAATCCGCGTTTCATGCCACAAAAAAATGGCACGATCGTTGAGAATCAACGGCGCGTGCCGCCTGAAGAATTCTTTGGACTGACATCGACTCAGCCGGCAACACCGCAGCAATTGCCAGCAGGCGCCCATCCGCTAGATGCATTCCGCACGAGGTAGAACATGCCGTTCGACGTTCAAAGGGCGCTTGTCGCCGGGCACTCGAAACAGGAAATTGCGGACTATCTGTCGAGGTCTGAAGGATTCGATGCGGCTAAGGCGCGAGCATCAGGCCACACCGACGATGAGATTGTCTCGTACTTGAGCGCATCTCCGACTGCTGCAATGTCGCGACAGGACGTACAACCTCGTCCGCCTCAACTAACTGAGCCGGTCAAGATCGGAGCCGAGGCATATCCGGATGCGCTGCGCACGGAGCTGCGCGATGCCGGGTGGGGCGTGCGCAACATTGCGGGCGCTGGTACGGCATTGTCGAATGCATGGGAAGGCGCAAAGCAGTTCGTCGGCATGGGCGACCAACGGCGAATCGACGAGAATCGCATCATTGAGCAGGAGGCGCCGGTCGGTGCGCTGGCAGGAAATATTGCGCTGACGGCAGTTCCGCTTGCGAAAGCTGGAACCGCATACAAAACAGCCGCAGGAATTGGCGCAGGGCTTGGCGCTTTGGCGCCTGTAGCGGGCGAACAGACGGCAGGCAACATCATCAGCGGCAAACTTGGAAACGCTGCCGTAGGTGCAGGCGCTGGCATTGTAGGGCAGGCGCTTGCGAACAAGGCGAGCCAGTATGTGGCGCGCAGAACGGCGAAACAGGCGGCACTGCAATCGAAGAATGCGCCGATTGATGACACGCTGCGCGCGGCGATGGCTGAAGGACTCGGAGTCACGCCGTCGTCGGTCAAACCGACGATCCTGAATACTGCGATGGAGTCGGTCGCCGGCAAGATAGCGACTGCGCAGGAACAGGCGAACCGCAACGCGCCGATCTTTGACGCCTTGGCGCGGCGCTCGATCGGCTTGACTGAAGATGCGCCATTGACGCGAGAAGCTGCGCAGGGCGTGCGCAAGGCAGCATACCAGGCAGGATACGAGCCTGTCGCAACGGTAGGAATTGTGCCGACCGACAGATCATTTCAGCAGCAAGTGTCAGCAATAGCAAATCGCTATCAAGGCGCCGCACGCTCATTTCCTGCCGCTATCTCAGATAAGGTATCACAGATCGCCAGCATATTTGCCGTGCCGAACGTCGACGCCGGCCA